GTACTGAAAAGTTATTTAATGATGTAATAGGCATGTCTTATATCTCCCCTGTGTTCTTGACACGCAACGGAATGTATATGAACTCAATAGCCTTGACTGGTTCAATCGCAATGTCAACGTATAGTTCGTTACGATCGATTCTAGCCGGAGTATTATTTGTTTCATCACAAACTACTGCGAAATCGTAAAGAGCTCTTTGACCAACTAGTTCAAGTAGAAGTGATTCTACTGCTTGTTTGATCTCATCTCTTGTAATTTTATCATTTGGTTCAAAGATATACGGACGAGCCAATTTATTAAGTTGACTACGTAGGTATACTACCAAACGTGCTACGTTGATTCTGTCTAGTGCAGAAGCATTTCTAGCACGAGTCTTTTGACCATAGTTTACTAAACCAACTCCGTTAAAGAACGTGATTGGATTAATTTTTAGATCATACAACGTATCTCTTTGTCCTTCGTTCAGTGCAACTGTTTGGAATTCTCCTGTTGCAGCATCGATATAACCAACTGCTGTAGCATTTGAAATTCCACCACGTCGTGTGCCTGCCGGAGCGAACCATGGGAACGATACTTGATCGCTTAGTGCAATAGTTCTCATCATCATGTGTGATGCAGGAACTACAGCGTTCGATCCTCCTAGGTCTGTTGTAAATCCGTTTGGATAAAACGCTCCTAGGTATTCGTCGTAAGTTACCAATCCATCGTCACCGTTGTCAGTAACTAAGTTAGCATTGGTTCCCCAATTTGTTAGTGTTGTAGCATCTGCTGCTAGTCTAAGTGGTGTGTCACCAATTACAAAAGCAGTTAATCCTCTATCAATGTTTAGACCAACTAGATTGCTCATTACTTCTGGATATCCAGGAGCAGCAATAATGTTGAAGTTACGTCTTTCTTCATCTCTAATTTGATCGCTTGTATCAATAGCAGATTTCATTGCTTGGACAACAACCTGTCTCTGAGCCTTTCTACCAAATGAACCTGAACCGTCTTCTTGGTTACCTGACTGTGTAACCCATCTATCAGTTGCGTATGCATTCATAGACTCTTCTGAAACAACAGCATTACCTAAAGGTGATTGTGTGCTGTCAAATCTTTGGTTGTCTGCTGTAGTATCAATGTAGTTGTTAGCATAACGCTTAACGTTACCACCACTTCTACGTAGATTCCATAACAACATTCCCTGTGGATATAGTGCTGGATCTGGAGCATCTGGATCTAAGTAGTTGCTTGATAGCAAGTCCTTGATAGTTGCTGCTGTATTTCCTGTTGCACCTGATGTTCCGTATCTCGCATCTGCAAATAGAACACCGTCCTCGGTTGTTTGATCCGTCTTATCAAGTTGCACCCATTCCTGGCCTGCTGATTGATTTGAATCATATCTATAAATGATTGGGAAGTTTTCCAAATCTGCTGTTGAAATCCATAAGTCATTATCAACAAGTGCTGTTCCATCACTTTGTGTAGTTGGAGCACTCGCTTTAACCTGTGGACCATTTGGATCTGTTGTAGCAAATTGGTTAACATAGCCAACCCAGTTGTTTCCATTGTGAACCATGATATCAACTTCAGAAAACTCTGGGTTATACCAAAGTTGTCCATCGTTTGGTTCATCTTGTGGAGCATCTGGACTTGCTTCAAAGTCCTGTGCTGCTAATGGTTGCCAGTTAGATACCAAGTATCTGTCCTGTCCTGAACTGTCTTCTGCACCTGCTGGCAAGTTATAGAAGTTTGCAGTTCCTTCACCTGTGTCAATGTTATAAGGTGTAAATAGGCTAGCAATTGCATCTAGTCCTACATCAACTAATCTAATGTCACCACCTAATTTATGCTTTAGTGTAATTTCATTATCGTCAGTAACACCTGCTTCTACGTTAGTTAAACCCGCTGCGTTAACAGCCGCTGCAAATAGTGTAGCATCTGCTGATGTTCCGCCTGCTGTAAATTGAACTCTAACCGCAGAATTTAAACCAACTTGGTTTTTAACTGATTCTTCAATTTCAAAGTTATGAACACCTGCTGTAAATGTAGTTCCATCAACTTCTGGTGAAGTGATCATTGTCATTCCACTGTTTGCTCTGCGCCATACTCTAAATGTTGCAGTTGCTGGTGAACTATCATATAGGCTGTGTTCGTTACTATTTGTTTGAACAAATAGACTGTCTGAGCTGATGTTAAGTCCGCCGCCGGATCTGTCTAGATAGTATAGTGAAGCATGTGTGCTTGCATAAATTGGAGCATCATATGATACCCAACTTGTTGTTGCAGAATCCCACTTGCTTGCTCTCCATCTAGCACCACTGTTTGGTTCAGTTGTTTTGATCCATACACTTCCTGTTGGTCTAGCATCTGCATCTGTTCCTGGAGTTCCTTTCCACTGCGGAACACTTGTGTGTGGCATTTGTGATAAATCAGGACCTTTATAAGTCGCTGCTGAAATACCTAACTCTGATAAATCTGCATCTACATTTACAATTGTAATAGTATTTGCATTAGAGTTTGAAGTTCCGTCTGTGTAAATTCTTACAGTTTCGCTTACGTTTTTAGCAGTTACACCTGTAATTGATAAGCCATTAATAGTTGCTACAATGTCATCTACAGTATCGCTGGCACCTACTGCTACTGTTGATCCATTAATAGTAAAACTTCCTGCTGCTGCTGTAATTTTTGAAGCAGTTAGTGTAGATGAAACAATAGTAGGAATGCTTGCTCTCCATTCTAGAGAACCAACCAATACCCATTGTCCTGCACTTACGCCTGCCTGTGTATTACCTGAAGATTTATACCATATTCTTGCTGGCTCTTTTGCAGAATTAAATGTTGCATCTGTTCCTACAGTTTCAAATACTACTGCGTAGTCACCAATAGAACCGTATGATTCTTTTGGCTTGCGTCCATAATTTGTGTCAGTGTCATTTTCAATTTTAAGAACATCGTCATCAGTAAGCACTGTTGGAACCTTAACTGAAAACTTCTGTCCACCTGCTGAAATTAATGCACTGTTCCACTCCTGGATACCCCATGCAGTTGATCCTGTATTGATCCACCAAGTTCCGTCTGCCGGATTCGCTCCCGGAGTAGTCGAATCTCCTTCTAGTTCTCCTAGGTCAACATCTGCTCTTACTACAAAAGCAGCGTTTGATACGCCTAGTAAACTGTATGCTGCTAATAGACCATATTCATTAAGTTCGCTTCCGTGAATTGGTGTATTGCTCGCTGTCTTTTCAAAGTTAGGAACTCCAAAAAGATCTACTAATTCTTTCTGTGATGTCACTTTAAACGCATTGCCTGCGTTCGCCGCTGTTGTTGCTGAAGCAACTCCAGTGCCTGCGGCATTTGTTTTATCTTGCGCTGTTGCTACAACAATAAGTGGAGTTGTTCCTGGTTCCGCAGGGGTATAAAAACTCTCATCTATTACCGTAACTTCTACGCCTGGTGATTGTAGTGCCATTTACGTTTTCTCCTGGTAATGTATAATTCTTTCAATCCATTACATAATGCATTGCTATGTTATTATTTAGTTGATTTGAGCAAAAATGGTGCGTTATGCCTTGAAATATAAAGGGATAGAAAAGGTGTAAATACAAGCATGAGACCGTTGTGTAAATGCGGTTTAAGACCGCGAGCAGTTAACTATAAGAAGAATGGCAAGACCTATTACAGAAGCCTATGCGAAGCCTGTTCTTCAGGCGGTCTTTATCATGGAGTTCCTAGATGGTATCGAGCAGGATACAGAATTAAAAAGCAGTGCGATAAATGCGGTTTCAAGTCACCTCACAAGGAAATATTCAGGGTATTTCATGTCGATGAAAATCTAGATAATTGTAGGCACAGTAATTTAAAAACGGTATGTGCTAACTGTAGAACAGTCCTAGCCAAGGAAGGAATACGCTGGAAGCAGGGCGATTTAGTTGCTGATTACTGATTTAATAGATTGGTATAGATCGTCTATTGTTCCATCGTTGCTAATTTCGTAATCGAAATCCTGTCCAATCCATGCCCATTCTGAGGCATGAACTTTATGAAGTTTCATTTCCTGCAGATGATAGTTTTCACCAGCATTTGCTTTGAGTGCAGAATCATACCAACTGGGCAATTCGCCTCTTTTTACCCATACAATCTTGCCACCCAGATTTTTAATAGCCTTAATTTCATTAGG